ATAGATTGTTTCTTAGTGGATTCTTTTCCAGTTCTCATACCTAGAGATTCATCTTCTCTAGCTTTGTAGCCTTGTTTCTTTTTCTTAGAAACACTTTTGCCACCCTTGTATGGAAATCTAGATTTGTAAGGTCTTGATCCGAAATCATTTCTCATATTTTCTCCTAACTATTTTTTTCCATTTCTGAAAATTTGTGTCCCTTTTATACCAAAAATGCTGGCGCAGACAAGAATCCATAAATTTGTAAACCAGCTCGGAAGTGCCTGGAAATGCTCAAAGAACACTTTTATCTTGTCCATAGCTGCCGGGTCATCCGACCAGACCCCATATGCGAGCACCAAAATCGGGAGTGTGAGAATCGCAAGAACGACCTCGTCCTTAAAATCTTTGTCTCGGGATTCTAAAAGTTTTCCCTGGTAAGCTGTTTCCCCACGGGCCATTTTTGTAGCCGCCATATGCTGTGCATCAGCCATAGCCATCTTTGTCTCTTGACGCTTTTTATAAATGTGAGTTCCAGCGTTGAGAGCTAATTTAATTGCTCCAAACCACATATTAGAACCAGGTTGCTGTTTGTTTTCTAGCTTTACCTGTTCCTTGAACAGTCACTTTATCACCAGTTGCAATTCTAGCGTTTGATCCTCTAATACTAGATTTAGCTCTTGGATCTGTGATTAGATTCTGAGAAGGAATCCCAATCTTTACAGATTTTCCTAAAGGTGCTTGTTTTTGTTTTGCCATATTTTTCTCCTAGGTTTGTATACTCTAACTACGCGGACCTTTCAAGGTTCTAACGTCTTTAGCCTTCATTTTATCTGAAGTCAGTTTAACATCAGCAGATATCAATGATTTTTCAATTGCTGTATCTGCTCTTAAATTAGCCAAATCTTCGTTCTGTTCCAGTTTATCATCAGTGATTTCTCTGTTTTGAACCAGTTTAGCTTTGTCTAAATTAATTCTTTGATCTAATTCTTGTTGTTTTCTTTCAGCATCTACTGCTTTAAGATCTACTTCTCTCTCTTTAAGTTTTAATAATGGATCATGATCAAATTTACTTGTAATAGTTTTTTCTTCTCTTAAGAATTCTTCAGTCATATCTGCAATTAATACAGCTTTTCTAGCTTCTATCTTTTGAGAGATTTGTTGGAACTGTTGTTGCATTTGCGGATCATTTACTGCTGCTTGTTGCATCTGTGGTAACATCTGAAACTCTTGTGGAAATTCCAATTGTACTTGTTCTTGTGCCATCAATGATATGTGCTCCATAATATTTTTTTCTAATGCTGCAGTAATGCTAGGGTTGTTTCTAACAAAATTACTAGCCATAAAATTTAAGTGAGCTGTAACGTGTGCTCTATGATCTTGACCTGGAAACGCTTGAAAAGGTTTCATACCCATTGCATCAATGTGCTCGATCGCTGGATCTTTAGGTTGATTAGGTGGTGGAGGAGGTAAGACTCTGTCAATATCTTTTACTCCAATCGCTTCATACATTTTTCTATAACACATGTATAAATTATGCATTTGTGGATTAGACATAGCTAATTGTAATTCTGTTTGTGCTAAAGTAATTCTTTGTGACATTGAAAATATATTAGGATCTGCAACAGGTAAAATATCTACTCTCTCATCAAAGTCTGTTTGTTTAATATTTCTTTGCCCACCTACAACATCATATGGATATTCGGGTGGAAGATACGAGGCAAATATTTTTGCCAGTAATTTAAATTCTGATTTTAAAGATACATACAGTCTTTTATGTATTGCTGACATTACTCTTGAACCACGTTCTAAAAGAGCTACGGTCGTACCAACAGCTGCTGATTGGTTCCCGTCACCGACCTGCATGTCAGCAATGGACGCGAATCTTTGTCCTGCTTGAACGACAATTCCCATCAATTGCAATAAAGTTTGAGAAGGCTCTTTGTATGGTAAAAATACAAAAGCATCTTTCAAATTTCCCCCTGGTGTATCTACATCTTTAAATTCTCCAGGTTGTATGTTTGCGGCATCATCTTTTACTCTGACACCTCTTTGTTTAAATCCTGCCGGAAGATTTGATAATGTTCCCGCGTCTAACAATTGACGGAGAGCCGCAGTTGCAGTACGGCTCAATCCGCCAATCATATGAATGAGTCCAAGTCCATAAAATCCTAGTCCTGGCAGAAATTTGAAGTGGACAAAATATTGGATCTTATTTTTCGTTGGATCATTGGGCGCGAAGTTCCTTCTTATCGAAAGAACCTTCCGACTACCTTGCTCGAGTGTTACGATGTAAGGTAATTTTATTCCTGTTGGTTCACCATCGGCGCCAACATCTTCGAAACCTTCTAAATCGAGGTCTACGTGGAATTCTAATACTGTATATAAAGGTTCAACTCTTTGTGATTTAGATAAACCTTCTAACTCTAATTCTTTTTTCTTTACTTCATTTGTAACAACATCTTGTGGTTTATGTAATTCAATATCAGAATAAAATCCTGCCACCTGTTGTTTACGTAAATCATTTTCGGATATTTTAATTACATGACATACTGAAGTTGCATCTTCTAATGAAGTTGCAGTATAAGGCACAACTAAATCATCAGCTGGCACAAATTTTGAAACCGCTCTTTTTAATAAATCATCATAATAAACTTTTTTAAATGTTGATCCTGCAAGAGGTAGATAAAATAACATCTGATCAAATTCAGGTTCGTATTCCTTCATCTGATCCATTAATTGATAATTCATGAAATCTTTTACTCTTTGAGACTGTTGCTCTTTCATAGGATTTGATGCACCCATGATTTGAGTTCTTACTGGTCCATCAGCTGGAAGTAATTCTTTATAAGCTAAAGCTTGAAACTGTGTTACAGCTTCAGCTAAAACTGGGTGTGTTGCACCTGAAGCTCCTTGAAAGGGCTCCGTTCTATTTTCATATTTAAATCCTAAAAGATCTAAGCCAACAGTATAAGCTCTTTCCCAATCTGCTCTTGAAGCTTTATACTCTCTGTAATCTCCTTCAAGTCCATGTGCTATTGGATCAGTAACTTCCTCTGGTAATAAGTCATTTAAGTTTGCAAAATGATCACCACCTTCTGGTACATTTACTCTAGAAGGATCAAAATCAATTGTAGCTCCACCATCTTCTTCTTCGGTAATCTCAATTGGTTTTTTTCCTAGTTGGTCTGCAACATCAACTTCCTCAATAACTTGCTCTTCTACGAGCTCATCATCCGGTCGTTTAACGTTTGGGAGACCTTTATCGATTTCTGCCATTTAATTTCTCCTGTTTATTCTTATCTTGTTTTTTATCTTTAATCAAGCCCTGTGGGTTAGGCCCTCTTAATGGTGGTATTTCTTTCCATTTAACATGCTTCATGTTTTTAACTAATGTTTGGTTTTTCATTTTTTTCTTAAACTCGCTATTCCGCCTTGTGCTAAATTCGATACTCCTCCAGCTATTCCAATTCTATCTAATAAATCCATTCCACCAACTTCATAAAGTTGTTTCCATTTTTCTTTAATGCCTTCCTCATCTCCAAAGCCAATAGCATCCCAATCTAAATACTGACCTGGTTCAAGAGTAAAAGCTTTCATAGGTTCTCCCCATTTATCAGTTTGATATTCATCCATTTCCTTTTCTCTTTGTCTAAGATTATGCTCTTCTTTCCACTTACTTGGAGTTCTTTGTTTAATTTGTGCTGGAGATAAATCCCATTCTAAACCTAAAAATCTATTTTTAGATTTATAGTCTCTTGCTCTTTCATCCATTAAACCTGCTTGTCTCTCTTCTGCTATTTGGTATGCTTCATATTCAGGAGTGCCTACTTTTACAGAAGGTTCTAAATCTTGAATTATTGCTTCTTGAGCTTTTAAATCTTTTTCCCAGTCATCTATATTTGCATAGGTGGTCATATTAGCATTTATAAAATTATATTTATCTATTGCTGAATCATATTCAGATTTAGCATCTGCATACTTTGCAGCTAAGTTTACTTTTCCAGATGGATCCCATCTAGTTCCAATTTTTTCTTGTTCTATTAATTCTTCCGCACCACCATACCAAGGTACATCATCTGGTCTCCCAGTTATCATACCTGGAAAAAATGTTTCTTGATAAGCTTGGTCATGACTATAGCCTTTACCTCTGTAATAATCATAAATACCTCCTTCAAGTGCACCTTCAAGTGCTAAACCAATTTTACCACCGATAGCAGTTCCGACTCCACCAATAACTCCTTGTACTCCTCTTCTTAAGAATTTTCCAAAACCCTTTATGTTTTTTCCAATATCAAATGCTTTTCTTTGTTTATTTATTGCAGTAAGATTTCCCTTTTTTGCTTCTGCTTTTGTTTTCTTTACATCCTCCAAGTAACATTCAAGGGTTTCTCCAGCACCACCACTTGCCTTAGGACAACGGTAACCTAGTTTTTTTAAAAATTTCATATGATCATCATCTGTCCAAGCAGAGATTTTTTTAGTAACAAATTTTTCTATATCCGCTTTAGATTCAAAACCTGTACCGGTACTCCCTAATCTTTTGCCATCTACTTCAATTGTTACGTCTAAATTTTTTAATTCCGTATCAATTGCATTATAAACTTCATCACTAATAGGTAAGCCTTTTTTCTTCAATTTTTCAAGTTTGCTTACAGCACTGTTGGCTCTTTCGTTTGCAATACGAGTTACTAATTGTATGTCATCCGCGTACGAACCTTTTACTCCTTTGACATGGTGTTTAGGAAAAGTTCTTAGTCCTTGTTTAATATTTCTAACATCTGCGTTGTTATCTAATAAATAACTGGTTAAACTTTCTAAAGTTACTCCTTTTAAATCTGTAGTTCTTAACAAATCCGTAATGGCTTTACTTGGAGCGACTCTGGTTTCTTTTACAATGTTTACTAAATGATTAACTCTGTCCCAACCTGGATGAGCTGTTTTAACATATTTACCATTATTTTTAAGAGCTGCTTTTTTAGAACTAAACCATTTAGTGCCATCAGAATCTTCATACCCTATAACTCTTTCTCTATCTCCTATCATACCCATAATAGGTTTAAATCCAGCTCTTTCCATTGAATGTAAAATCCAACCATCTGCAGCGCCAACATTATAAGCTTTATTCCATTGGGTATTTTTATCACTCACCGCTCTTCTTATCATTTCATATGGGCCTTTTTTATCTTTTTTTCCTCCGGCAGATATTCCATATTTTTTTTGATCAGTGAAACTCTCCATAGTAATATCATACTCATCACCAAACTTAGCTATAATATTATGTTTCATAGCATCTGAAAGTTCTCCATGATATTGACCTAATGTTTGAGAACCTAAAAAGTTAGTATTAAATTTTTTATCTTTTAATCTATTTGTAATTATTGATTCACTAATCTGTTGATTTTCAGGTAAAGTTTTATTTATATCTTTAACAGCTCTTTCTACATTTATTTTTGAACCTGGTTCTTGTAAATCAAAAAAATTTTTAATGGCTGTATTTTTAGTAACTATATCTCCTCCTAATCTTGAACCACTGGTAATAGTAAATTCATTCATATATTTATTTAAAATTTTTTGATTGTTACCGCTAGCTTTTACATCTGCAGCATCATATAATTCTCCTTTAGTTCTAAAGGTTGTATTTTTATTATCAATTTGATCCTTTATCCACTTTTCAAAATCTCCTCCTTTACCAAAAGGAATCCGTCCACCTTCAGCAAGGTCCGTGATCCGTGGTTCAAGGACCTCGGATTGATAGAACTCGGACCACGCGCCATTGGCTGCACGGTTATCGTTCGTTCTAAAAAACTCCATTGCGTCTTGATAGTCTTTAATTTTCATTATTCTCCTAACATTCTAGCAATACCGCCTGAAGCGTGTTTAGTTCCATACTCTAAAAGTACTTCTTCCATTTCTCTTAAATCAGGATCTGCGCTTTTTTGGTTTTGCCATACACTTTTAAATTTAGGATCGCTTCTAATTGTTTGAATAACTTCGTCTGGAATTTTTCCTCCGTCTTCAATGTTTTTAATTTGGTCGTCAATTTGCTTAAGGAAGAGGTTTATCTGATCTGGAGAATAGTCTTTACTATTTTTTATTGCTTCACGAGTACCGCGTAAAGTTTTT